TATTGCTGCGCGAAGCACGGGACGAATTATTGCGCATGAACAAGCCGCGTGGCTGTGGGCATGATGTAGATGCTTACTATAGAGACTGACGCCCAACGTGGAGCTAACCGGGCGCGTAAATGACCATGAATAAAAAAACCACGCTCCTTCGCGCTCCGGTTGAGCGTAAGGTTAGGCATCGCGCTATGGAAGGGAACATGAGCAGCTCTATTTGTGGCGAGACATATCTGTTCGGACATGAAGACCCAAGTAAATTTAGTAATTACGACAGCACAACCTATGATTGGGAAAAAGTAACTTGTAAGAAATGTTTGAATGATAAACACAACTACGATGCCTAACGTGATATAGACACCCTAAAATGCCAAGTTTTACACCATGATATCCAATGAAGAAATAGAGAGAGCAGTAAACTGGCTCAGGGATAATGCCCAGAATGCAGCCAAAGCTCGCGCTGAGAGAGAGTATCTTGATGCTTATACCAAAGTCCTGAAGGCCACGATTATGAGGGAAGTAGAAGGATTAGAGAGTTTGGGGGCACAGGAATCCAGGGCTTTGGCTGATCCCAGATATCAAACTCACCTGGAGGCATGGAAAATAGCGGTTGAAGAGGATGAGAAGCTAAGATGGTTAAGGGCTGCATCTGAGGCAAAACTTGAGGCCTGGAGATCCATGCAGGCAAATGAACGTGCCTTGAGCAAGGTATGAAGCTCCCGAAATTAAAAAAGTGTAGGCAATGCAAGCAGGAGTTTCAACCTAGAAGCTCAACGGCTTCATTATGTTCTATGAACTGCGCTATCGAGTATTCCAACCAAAAGCGCAGTAAAGATGAACGTAAATTAGCCTCACAGGAGCGTCAGGAACGCCGGGAAGCCATCCAGAAGCTAAAACCTAGAGGATGGTATGTCCAACAAGCGCAAACCGCTTTTAACGCCTATATTCGAGAAAGAGATAAAGACCTTCCGTGTATCTGTTGTGGTAAATTCAGGCAGGGATGGGACGCAGGGCATTATTTGGCACGATCCGTCAGGCCAGAACTTAGATTCAATGAGGATAATTGCCACAAACAGGCTAAATACTGCAACAACTACAACAAAGGCAACGCGGCTGCGGGTTATCGTAATGGATTGATAGCAAAAATAGGACTTGAAAGGGTTTTAGCTTTGGAAGCCCCCCATCCTCCGGCTAAATGGACTATTGAGGAATTGAAAGCATTAAAAGCCTTGTATAAAGCCAAACTAAAAGAGTTTATTGACAAATAAGTATTTTTCATTACAATTATGAAAACAAGATACCGCTACGGCGTGCCAACTCATCTAGGGGTAGGAATGGTACACGACAAAATAATTGATAGAATCAACAATTGGCGGCGTTTTTTCAGAGCTACTCAAACAATTCACAGCGTCCCATATTACCAGCCTCCCCCCCTCGGTGATGTCCACGAAGAAGAAGTAATCGTCAGGCTACCCATATCACTTAGGGATGCGTTATTACTTGAAAATTGCTGGAGAAACCTGGATAACCAAGCCTATAAATACTTCATCAAATACGAGTACATTGCTAGAATACCCCATCAAGTAACATGGAGAAAACTCAAGCATTACGGGATAAGGATAAAGAATAACAACGATCACATGTTATTTAATTGGAAATGTTTAGACTACTTTAACAACATAGTAGGTGAATAGTTTATAGCTCGACTGGATTCGGGTTTTTTTATTGCTTAAAGGATAAATGTGGGAATAGTAGAAAGAATTGACAATATCACTGGAATCCCCACTGAATATCTAGGAAGTATCATTCCTGCACCACGATCAGTCAAGATTGAACTTACTGCAAACTGTAACTATAAATGCTCATTTTGCGTTAAATCACTGAGACCTGATAACTCGGAAATGGACAGAACATTCTATTCCAAGGTAATTCGAGAGCTTAGAAACGAAGGTGTGGAAGAATTGGGCGTTTTTTTTATTGGAGAGAGTTTCACCTGTAAATGGCTCCCGGATGCGATCAGGGAAGCTAAAGAGGTTGGATTCCCGTATGTTTTCTTGACCACAAACGGAAGTGCGTCCACTCCAGAACGGGTAAAAGTCTGTATGGAAGCCGGACTGGACAGCCTGAAATTCTCGGTAAACTTCTCAGATATTGAGCAATTTGAGAAAATAGCCCAGGTAAACCCAAGATTGTACGAAAAAGCTCTAATTAATATCTCACTAGCCCGTAAAGTCAGGGATGAAGGTAGTTATAAAACAAAACTCTACGCTTCTTCGATAAAGTTCGATGGTGAACAAGGCGATAAGATGGAAAACATCATCAATGAGTATGTCAGGCCTCACGTCGATGAGTTTTACTGGCTTCCTCTTTTTAATATGAGTGGCGCAAGCAATGCTTCAGGAATGAAACCGACACAAGGAAACCCAGGGCGGCTAGGTAACATGCGAGATCCATTACCTTGTTGGAGTGTTGTAACTGAAGGACACATAACCGCAAACGGGCTATTGGCAGCATGTTGTTTCGGTTCAGGAATAGACGGGACTTTAATAATGGCTGATTTAAATAAAGTCAGTTTTATGGAAGGATGGAATTCCTCTGAATTTCAATCGCTCAGGCAAGCGCATCTCAAAAAGGATGTACGTGGCACAGCCTGCGAACAGTGTGTAGCTGGCGCATGATTCGTATCTACATCGGCTATGACCCCAGAGAAGCCATAGCCTTTCATACTTGTGTGAATTCGATAATCCGCCATGCCAGCCAGCCAGTATCAATAACACCATTAGCTCTTACTAATATTAGGGATTATTCAGAAACCCATAAAGACGCTAGTAATGAGTTTGTTTACTCAAGATTCCTAGTACCTCACTTGGAAAGTCATAAAGGATGGGCATTATTCATAGATGGGGATATGATAGTCAGGGAGGATATAACCAAGCTCTTTGACCTAATAGAGCATGACAAAGCGGTGATGGTGGTTAAGCACGATTACAAGACCAGGGCCAAGAAGAAGTACCTAAATTCAAAAAATGAGGACTATCCCAGGAAGAACTGGTCGAGTGTAATCCTTTGGAATTGTGGATCCGCAATAAACAACAAACTAACCCCTGAATTCATAGAAAAGGCAGAAGGTAAGGAATTACACAGATTTCTATGGATCCCTGATGATAGAATAGGCGAACTCCCTATAAGCTGGAACTGGCTCCCCCAGGAACAAGGAAGTTATCAACAGGCTAACTTAATCCATTACACCCTTGGAACCCCTTGTTTCAAAGAGAACAAAGATGATTTCATGGCAGATGAATGGCATTATGAACGAGCACTTACTAACTACTCAAAGGAGTAAATCATGGCAAAATCCAAACCAGCAAAGAAACCTGGCAAGTCTGGTAAAGGCCGGAAGTGTTAATGTTTCACGCTGAACCAAATACATTATGTTAAATAATCAAATAGTTGAAGTTTTAATCTCTCAGCTTATTCCTTATGTAAATAATTCAAGAACACACTCTGATGTTCAGGTTGCACAGATTGCTGCATCAATAAAGGAATTTGGATGGACGAATCCAGTGCTGATAGATGGTGCTAATGGCATTATTGCTGGTCATGGGAGAGTATTAGCTGCCCGTAAGTTAGGATTGGATAGTGTCCCAGTGATCGAGTTATCTCACCTTACAGACACGCAGCGCAAGGCATATATCTTGGCAGATAACAAGCTAGCTATGAATGCCGGATGGGATGATGCACTATTATCTCTTGAGTTGGCAGAACTTGAGGAATTGGGGTTCGACCTTTTGTTGACCGGATTCTCGCTTGATGAGATTGCCGACCTGACTGCCGAAGAGATACCGGAAGGGCTGACGGATGAGGACGCTGTGCCGGAAGTACCTGTTGAGCCGGTGACCAAGCTGGGTGATGTGTGGATATTGGGTAAGCATCGGGTTATGTGCGGGGATTCGACCAGTATTGATGCGGTGGAGACGTTGATGCAAGGCGAAAAGGCATCATTGGTAGTAACTGATCCGCCGTGGAATGTGGCTTATGGAACGAATTTAGCCAATAACGCGCAAGGCTACAAGGCGCGAACTATCATGAACGATTCGATGGACGCAGATAAGTGGGGTGAGTTTTTATCTGCTGTGGTCGGGAACTTAGCGTTGGTGACTTTGCCCGGATGCCCCCTTTACTGTGTAATGGGGCCATCAGAATGGCCTGCTATTGATAAAGCCCTGCGTGGGGGGGGGTTCCACTGGTCGTCAACGATTATCTGGGCGAAAGACCAGCTTGTCATGTCGCGTAAAGACTACCACACGCAATATGAGCCGATTTGGTACGGATGGGATGACCGCGCTGCTCGTTTATGGACTGTGCAGGATCGGAAGCAGTCTGATTTATGGGAATGCAAAAGGCCGAAAAGTAGTCCGCTACATCCAACTACCAAGCCTGTGGAATTGATTGAGCGTGCGGTTTTAAACTCCAGTAACGCTGGAGCTTTGGTGTTTGAGCCATTTGGCGGCAGTGGGTCGCTTTTGATAGCATGTGAGAAAACGGGCAGAATCAGTCGGAATATGGAGCTTGACCCAAAGTATGTGGATGTGATTGTCAAGCGTTGGCAGGAGTTTACTGGCAAACAGGCTATATTAGAAGGTTCTAATAAGACTTTTGCTGAACTTTCGGAGTTATAAAAGTGAGCCAAGGTAAATTGTTAGTACCAACCAACGAAGAACGCAAGCAGGTTGAAGCTATGGCTGGATATGGGGTTCCATTCGCCTCTATTGCATCCCTGATACAAGGCGGGATAGACGAAGATACGCTAAACAAGCACTTTGGTAATGAATTGAAGCAGGGTAAGGCAAAAGCTCAAGCCAAGGTTGGTCAGTCGTTATTTCAAAAGGCGACTAGCGGTGAGGACACTACTGCTGCAATTTGGTACACCAAGACACAGATGGGATGGAAGGACACAAGTAGGCTGGAACACGTTGGAGACCCTGATAGCCCAATACATGTAATAAACAAGATAGAGCGAGCGATTGTCCGTCCTAACGATTAAAACTGCTGAAATCTTTGAGCCTTTACTTGTTCCGGCCAGAGACAAAGCAGCTTATGGAGGTAGAGGATCAGGAAAGTCTCACTTCTTCGCTGAGTCACTGATAGAAGATTCGTTAGCTGAACCCGGTGACTCTGGTGGTGAAGGGCTTAGATCAGTCTGTATCAGAGAGATTCAGAAAGACCTTGCCCAGTCTTCTAAAGCCCTTATCGAAGCAAAAATAGCATTCTTTGGGCTAAATGAAGCAGATGGATTCAAGATATACCGGGATGTAATAACAACTCCTGGCGATGGTCTTATCATTTTCAAGGGCATGAACGATTATACCGCTGACTCGATTAAGTCTTTGGAAGGCTTCAAGCGTGGATGGTGGGAAGAGGCCCAAGGTGCTACCCAACACTCAATAAACCTTTATCGTCCGACCATGCGGGCTTCAGGCTCCCAGATGTGGTGGAGCTGGAACCCAAGAAGAAGGCTAGACCCTGTTGATATGATGTTCAGGGGAGATGAATTACCTACCGGCGCTATCGTAGTCAAGGCTAATTGGCGAGATAACCCATGGTTTACCCAAGAACTTGAGCAAGAGCGAAAAGACTGCCTCAGGATGCAACCTGAGCAATATGACCATATTTGGGAAGGTGGATATGTATCTATCATCTCCGGTGCTTACTATGCCAAGTCACTAGCCGTAGCAAAGTCCGAGAACAGGATAGGCAGAGTACCATTTGATCCTTTAATGAGGATAAGGGTATTTTGTGACTTGGGGGGAACCGGGGCGAAGTCTGATGCCTTCTCCATGTGGCCAGCTCAGTTTATCGGCAAGGAAATCAGTACAAGGGACTATTACGAGGCGGTTGGTCAACCTCTGGCAACTCATATCAACTGGCTACATTCCAAAGGATACACGCCTGAGAAGGTGGATATAGTCCTCCCCCATGATGGTTCTACGCATGACCGTGTAATAGACGTATCTTTTGAGAGCGCATTCAGATCAGCGGGATATAACGTAACAGTAATCCCTAATCAGGGAGCTGGTGCTGCAAAGATGCGCGTTGAGGCTGGTAGACGTTTATTCCCTTCGATATGGTTCGATGAAGATACAACCTTGGGCGGTAGAGAGGCTTTGGGCTGGTATCACGAAAAGAAGGACGAAGTCCGAGGAATAGGGCTTGGCCCTGAACACGATTGGTCGTCGAATGGATCTGATGCCTTCGGTTTGATGTGTGTGGCTTATGAAATGCCCAAGACTGGCAGGGAAAAACCCATCGCTTATCCAAAAAATACAGGGATCGTTTAAATGGCTAAAGTATCCGATAGTGAATTAATAGGAAGGATTGAAGAGCTTGAATCTTCATCCTATGGTATCAATGATGCAGCCCTAACTCGTTCCCGCGCTGAGGCCTTTGAATATTACAACGGTGAACCGTTTGGTAATGAGGTAGAAGGACGTTCTGGTGTTGTATCTCGCGACGTGCTGGACGTTATTGAATCAGCCCTTCCTCAACTGCTTAAGGTCTTTGTATCGGGTGATGAGATAGTCCGTTTTATGCCGAGAGGCCCGGAAGATGAAGATGCTGCCGAACAAGAGACGGCAGCCGTAAACTACTTCACACTGGAAAAGAATGATGGATTTGCCATATTCTATACCTGGTTCAAGGATGCGCTTTTATCCAAGAACGGGTATGTAAAGGTTTGGTGGGAAGAGGAGGATTCAACAGAAGAAGAGACTTATCAAGGGCTGACAGATGACCAATTAGCCCTGATGTTGCAGGATGAGCGGATCAAGGTAATTGAACATACTGAGTATCTCGACGAAATAGACGCTCAACAACGTAATGAGGCATTGACTCAACTATCTCAATCTCAAGACCCGCAGGCACGTCAGCAGATAACACAGATTCAATCCCAACCGCCGAAGATGTGCCATGACGTAAAGATTGAGATCACCGAGACTAAAGGCTGTATTGAGATTGATAATGTAGCCCCTGAAGATATATTTGTTGGGGTTGATACTCGAACAGTATCTTTGCAAGATGCTACTTTTGTTCAACATCGTGCCTTGATGGATCGTTCTGAGATAGAGGAACAAGGCTGGAAAGTCCCTGATTCTGCTTTGACAGAGAATGAAAATACGGGATGGGAAGAATCCAATGCCAGGGATTTATACAACGAACGTCAAGAAGGTGATGCGTTTGACCTTTATTTGGTCAAAGATACCTATATCAAAGTAAATGGGGAAACGATCCGT